GAGATTGTCTCTAGCTCTACGTCACCAATTCGGGACGTACCCGCAACTGGGCGAAGACCATCCGGGGCCAAGAATACAAGGTCTCCACCGATCTCCAAGACGGAGTCTCTAGCAATACAGCCCACATTGGTGGTGACTTGGTCAAGGACAAAGCCTGCTGATACATCAGGTGAAACCTTTTTAATACCGTTATTACCGAATACGAATAGATCGTCTCGAAAGGGCTTGAACTGAACGACATCAAAGCCCACGGATATTTGCCCAGCGCCATTTGCAACCGTAAAATCATACGGGTTGTTAGGGGCGGAATGTGCCACTGTAGCTTCAATAGTACGATCACCGCCGAGGAATAGGTGGTTCTCGAACACATCGACCAGAGCAGGAGCTTCCAGTACCTGATTTCCCCCCGGAGAATGCGAGCCTTGTTGATCGCTCGAGCCGTCTCCGGTAATGAGAAGTTCGTCCCAATGACTGCCATCAAACACAATGGCTGGATTAACTCCGTCCACAAATACGATCTTATTGCCGTCACCGAAGTTAAACGACTGGAATCTGATCTTGCTGACCGTAAGTGAACCATCCGTCATAGCCCTTGTTACAGAATGATCGAGGGTATACTTCGTCCAATCCGCAAATGGGTTGTGACGGTAGAAACTATAGGTATCGGAGCCCTGATCTTTTCGGGCCGCGATAACTATATTCTCACCAGTGTTATCGTCTTTAAAAATAGCGACGCATAGTACTTTGCCTTCAGCTACCCCAGCGCCGACTTCAGGGTAGGAGTCATTGTATTCTTCGAAACCTTCTACCCGGCGGTACCCGCCGAACAGACTGACCTCGTAATTAACAAGACGTGTTGCGGCCCCCGGGGAACTCTCTGAAAGATCCAAATGGTTTTCGTTAGAGTTAAGCCCGCCACCGCAAATCACTTTATAGGATTGAATGCGATCTGGCATTAAAACAACGTCCTACGTGAGCGTAGTATCCGAGTGTCTCGAATGGCACCGAACTTGTTAATCAGGATACCTTGCATGTCTTTGATACCCTGCTGGTAAATCTGTGCCGCAACACCAGCCGCTTCAGGGTTATCTCTAAACATATATATGTGATAAAGAGCGCCCTCGATTATCACATTATCATAGGTATTTGGTACACGAGTCTCGTCGGAAGGGAGCTGAAGATCTGAGTAGTTCAGGTAATAACGGAACTTCAGAGTGTAGGCGGCGTTTGGTGTAGGAGTGACGCCGTAGCCGTTACCGTGAGCAGGAAAAACAAAATCCGGTACATCTCGCCCGGATAGACCCGCATCAGCATCGAGGTCTCTGTACCGCTCGTAATACTCGTCTCGTGTAATAAAATCGAGTGTCTTATGATCCACACCCAGTGACGCATTCTCTTGAATCTGGAAAGAGTTATAATCCGCCACTTTGTAATACTGAGGCCATGAATACTCTTCTTGACCCGGGGATAGCACTTGCGTGTGCTCAGCCGCGTTAAAGGGCCATTCGTATTCTGCCTGATTTATTTTAGCGATGGACGACTTAATCGAGTCCTTCGCCAATGCCTGAATACCTCGAGCATTAGGAAAGTCAGCTTCTGCGATCTCAACTTCGTTGACACGACGCAAAAGTGTATTTGTTAGATCGAGGAAATTTGATGGCATCTTTTAATTTTCTCAGAGATAAAAGGATGGCCCCGAAGGGCCACCCAATCTAGGATCACGCTACGTTGTAGTGTGCTACCATGAGAGCTTCAGGACGAAGGATCTTACGGCCGTACAACTGCATGCCGCGAACGATGTCCGCGAATGAGTCTGGGTCACGATAAGATTCTGTCTTCGCCAACTGCTGAGCAGTCGCTACTGAAGACTGGTGACCAGCAACGATCACACCGAAGTCTTCTTCAGAGCCTGTAGCAGAGTTTGTGCCCGGGCCAGTTCCGAAGAATGGCAGGTTGTTAGACTTGTACACGCGGAGACCACGGATCAAGCCTTCACCGATGCGGCCGTTGCGAAGCTCGTCGCCACCACCGAAATCAGCGTTGATGAACTTAGAATCTTCGTCCATCAAAAGCTCTACGAATACTGGGTCAACAACAACCCAACGATCCGCTGTGTCTACGTTTGCTTCGTCCATCTTACGAGCAATACGGTTCAAGATAGCCAAAGGCGAAGTGATCGCACCTGCACCACCACCAGCCGCAACTGGGATAGAAGTGAGGAGGTGAGTGTCAGCATCTTCAGTACCAGCCAAGTCAGAACCACCGAAATCAGTGATGTCTAGCTTGTTAGCAAGCAAGAGCTCGTCTGCACCAGCGTTTGTGTCTGCCTTGTCACCGTTGGCCGCAGTACGTGCGATCCAAGCAGTGTTACCAGAGTTACGCTCGAAACCAGCGAGGTAGCCAAGAACTTCTTGGTCATACGTGTCACGCAAACGGTAAGCCGCACGGTCTGTTGCCAGATCCATGAAGTTAACGTGTGAGTGCGCCGCTTCGATGTCGTCAACCTTGAACATGAAGTAGTTCGCTTGGTCAACAACCAGTGAGAAATCTGCGTCTGACAAGTCTTGTGCGGCTACAGCAGTACCACGCTTGTAGTCAGAAACTGTGATTTCAGGCTCTTTGATGATGCGGACTGAGTCGCCGTAGTTAGCGATTTCGCCCATGTAGTCTGTGTTTGTGATGTCTTCTACTACAGAAGTCTTACGAAATTCCTTCTGGACTTTCTGGGAGTAGATTACGGGTGAGAAGTTACCGTTAGGGAGGTTACCGTACCCGTTCGCGCTAGGAAAAGCCATTGTTCAATCTCCTTAGTTGAGTAGTTGGCTAAAACCGTCGATATAATTCGACTTGGGGGTTTAGTTGGTACTAAACAGAAGGTCTGGACTGACTAAGGGCTGTAACCGAACCGGGTGCTCAAAGAGGGCCGGGGGTACAGGTAATCTTAGAGTGTTCTTCTGGTTTGGGATATTGCAGAGGTAGGCGAATGCGGCTCTGCTGTAATGTGGGCTACGCTGTCGGTCATACTTTTTATGGAAAGTGGAGCAACAGCGGCCCTAACTGATGATGTTATACCACGAGTAATGTACCTATTACAAGTGTCTTTAACGTGCGCCACCAGTTAAATCATACTCGAAGGTGCCTTGGCGGATAGAATCCAAGATGGCTTCTTCGTTTTTCTCGTACTCTCGAGCTGACATTTTCGAAACTTGGCTCTCAGTAAACCGAGCTTTGCCTGTATTAGGCACTGTATTCGAAAAGCGGCTCATAGACTGTGCGGCGTCTTGCGTAGACTTACCACGCTTTTTCTTGATGCCTTTATCCGCCTTGTATAGATCGATTGCTCGAGCGGCGGCACGTGCGTCTGTGTTGTTTTTGTACAAAGCATCTTTCACATACTGGGGCTGTTCGTTAACCCACACATGGAAAGCCTTATCGGCTCGAATCTCATCAAAGTCTGGATGCAACCGCTTCAGCTCGTTTTCAGCTTTCTCTTTGACAATCTGCTGTTCGAGGCGCTGGACTTTCTCTAATTTCTTTTCGCCAATCGCCAGAGCTTCTTGGACGCGCTTCTGAGCAATGGTGTCAATAATCTTGGCAACGTCAGGGTACTTTTGTGACCACTGTTTTACCTCTTCTTCCGTCTTCGGAAACTTGATCTGTTGACGGGTTGCTTGCTCTAACTGAGCTCGCATCTGCTCCATCTCACGTTCTTTCTGCTCGATGGTCTGTTGCATATGGCGACGTAGGTCACCGTAACGCTTCTTGAAGGTAGACTCCTCTGAGTCTGATTGCCCTTCCTCTTGTTGCTGTTGTACAGGTTCTTGTACAACCGTTTCTTCCTTATCGAGATCTTCCCGATAAGAACCTTGATACTTAGCCATGATTTCTCCTTGGGGGCCGAAAAGTAGTCTAGCCAAAGCTAGAGGTTTTGCGGGTAGCCCTTCCCACGCAAATTGTATTCGTTAGCTTTTAAGGATTGCGAAGCTAACTGAGGGACGGTACGTCAACATGCCGTCTTCTTCGATCTGTGG